CCTGTCCCCCTAGACCCAAATTCTTCAGCCGTTTGTAACATCTCTTGAATACCTCTACGTGCTTCAGCACCTCTTATCTGTTGATAATACTTGTTTTCAAGAGTGTAAGCGTCTGTTCCGGGAACTCCAGAAAGAACTCCCCCAAAGAAACCACTAGGGTCTCCCATTGGTGTAAAAGCATCTTTTGATTTACCTGTGATAAAATTTTTGGTTTCTTCTAATAAAGCAATTTGTCGTGCAGCTGAGTTAGCCACAGTGAGTCTAGCACCTTTAGTTTTTTCATCATCTTCTGGAGGTGTTATCCTGCTTGTTTCTTTTCCGTCAGTCAGTGTAACCAAGTCATCGCCTTGAAGCCTAACTTCTATTTTAGGAGCCGTAGGTTTTTCAGGAGCATACGTAGGCTCTACCACAACTTTTTTTGTGTCAGGATCAATCAAACGTGCTCCCGAAGAAAGTTGAATAAGGTCTTGTGGCTCTTCAGGGGCGGTATACTCCATAAGTTGTTCAAGAGTCATGTCTCGAATCCTACCAACCGCAGTAGTTGGGTCGTCTGACTGAGCGGCTATTCTATAAGCAACGCCTCGCAAACGTGCACGAGCTTCTTCCTCGTCTCGCTCTTTTGTAGTAGCTTTTCGTTTTTCTTCTATTTGGTCACGCAAAGTACGTGCCGCTGTAGCGTACTCAACAGCCTTATCTAGTTCTCCTCGACCTTGATAAAACGTAGCTAACCCTGCAAGACCCTCAACAGTATTGGGATCAAAACCAGCAAGCTTTGTTTTTTCAGCCTCTTTCTTTTTTTCAGCCCTAATGTTTGCAGGTGCTGCGCCTATGCCTTGTGCAGCCGTTAACAGCCCATCTAAGTAGGAAGGCTGTGTTGCTGCTCGTACAAATTCTCTACCAAATCTAGCCATGATCTTTTCCTTTAAGTGTCTTCACGTCTATCGAAGATGCCGCCTAGAAGCCCTGAACCAGCGGCTCCTATTAAGTTAGCTCTACCCAAGTTAGCACCCAACAGAGCATCAATACCTGAAGCAGTAGCCTCACCAAAGAGTCCTGTACCATACAACTGTGCTTGCTGCTGTTGTGCTGCAGCAGTTTGTCCGGGAGCCAATGCTGCCAGAAGTTGCTGCTGTGGCAGGTAAGAACCAGTAAGAGCACCCATGCCCAGCTGTTGTTGCAACTGTTGTAGTCCTAAGCCACCACTTAAGAGTCCTTGACCTGCAGTCAACGCCTGTAGAGCCTGTTGTTGTCTTGCAGCGTCCAAAGCTTGCTGTTGTTGTGCTAGGTTCGCGCCTAAGCCAGCAAACTGTGCACCAAGGCCAGCTTGTTGAGCCTGAAGCCCACCAGCAACCTGTGCCAACTGAGCGGCTTGACCAGCAGCAGTAGTGGCTCTGCCAAGGCCCTCTGTTTGCAAACGTGACTGAATTTGCTCTGCAGACAGTCCAAGCTGTGCAAGTTGCGTAGCCCTTTGCTGTGCCTGAGATTCCAAAGCAGACTGCGCTTGTTGCGCCTGTAGCCCTGCTCCTGCCAACTGCATTTCACGTCCAAAGCCTTCAGCTTCCATACGAGACTGTACTTGTTCTGCAGACAACCCAAGTTGTGACAATTGATTTGCTCTCTGTTGTGCTTGGGATCGCAACGCTGATTGAGCCTGTGCAGCTTGGATATCTGCTTGACCCAACTGTAGCTGTCTACCGAAGCCTTCCGCCTCAAGTTGTGCTTGTACACGTTCTGCGGACAACCCAAGTTGTGACAGCTGTGAAGCCCTTTGTTGTGCTTGAGATTGCAACTGACTTGACAAACCAGCCTGCTGTGTAAACATACCACCAAGGGCCTGAGCTTCACCCAAAGCCCTCTGACGTTCTACACCAGCCTGCTGAAGTGCTGCTAAAGACGCTCTGTCTTGCGCCTCTTCTTGGGCTTTAGCTAACGCAAGCTGTTCAGGAGTAGCACCACCAAAGGCTGCTGAACGTACACCAAGACGTCCTTGTGCCGCCAAACGCTCTTCTAAAGCAAGACGCTGACGTTCTTCTTCAGGACGTTGTGTAGCACGTATGCGCTCAAAGACTTCTGCTTCTCGTGCAGCCGTTGGTTGCAACACCTGCTGTGCCGCTTGACCCGCAAGACCACCGTACTGCTGTCGTAAGGCTTCTACGTCAGAAGGAGCAGCAGTTTCAAGACCAGCCATGCCTAAACCTAGCCCTCTAGCAGCAAGGTCCCCTGCGCCAGTGCGAACACCGGGAGCAGCGACTCCAGCAAACGTCTGGCTTACGTCAGGAACCATCATACCTCTTTCAGCAGCACCAGCACCCATAAGCTGTCCTGCCAGTCCTCCTGCTGCGGTCCTTACTCCGGGAGCCTGTATACCAGCAAAGGTTTGAGTTACGTCAGGAGCGCCTCCGACTAAACCAGCGCCTCCTAGACCCAAAGCTTGTTGTCCTAGTTGTCCTACAGCAGCGCTAGGTTGTTGTCCCAACATACCACCTACTGCTCCTGCAAACTGTCCACGAAGAAGGTTTAAGTCGGCTGGCTGCATTCCAGCAGCACCCATGAATTGACCACCAAGGCCAAAGGCTTGCTGTGATGCAGCTTGAGTAGGAGCCATGCCAAACGTAGGCTGACCCATTAGTTGCTGCCCTGCGCCTATGGCTCCAAGACCTGCCTGAGTTATCTGAGGCTGTCCTGCAACAGGCTGTCCAAACATTTGACCTGCTTGGCCCGCTAGTTGTTGTTGGATCGCTTGTTCCTGAGGCGACAAGCCTAGTGTAGAACCTTCAGGTCCAGCCCTAAATTGTCCACCAGTAGCCGTAGTTACAGTGTAAGGTCTGAAGGCCGCTTGGCCTATTTGAGTTTCAGCTAGTTCTTGACCTAGTCTTAGTCCTTGACTACCAATGTCGCCAAGGTCTTGATAAGCATCATAAAGAAGACCTGTGCCCGCTGCACCAGCTAAAGCAGTTCCTCCTTGACCCTGTAAAAAATCACCAAGACCTTCAATAATTTGTCGTGGGCTAGGCATTAGTATGTACCTCCGTCAATAGTTCCTGTTGACAGCGTACCCGTAAACGTCAACGCAGGAATCGTCACTGTGCCTGTAAAGGTTGGTGAAGCAATGTCTGCTTTTGTAGCGATAGCTGTAGATATAGCGTCAAACTCTGTTTCAAATTCAGCGCCCTTAATGATTTTACCGCTGTCTCCGGAAGGTAGACTGTCTTTAGCGGCAAAGTCAGTAGTCTTTGTATAGTTACTCATAGTACTTTACCCATTAGTGCTAATACGTTAATCTCTTGGAGAGACAAACCTGAACCGTCTATGTCTGCTTCCAAACCTATTGTTATAACTCCACCGCCTCCGGTAGTGTTTATGCCACGGCGTGACGTAAGATCACCACCTGTAAACTCTGCTGTACTGTTGTACTCGTCTTCGTTGTAGTAACCTGTTACTTGATTACCTACTGTAAACTCTGCTGTCTGAAAAAACGTACCAAAGTCATACGCCCACTTAAGAAACATAATGGCACTGTTAGCACCAACAATGGTAGGCCGCAGCTTCTTCAGTATCTTTAGCCTTGAAGGGTCACCAAAGGTCAAACCGGGGCTGTAGTACTTAAAGCGGTACTTCTCACCGTTGTCTCTGTAGCCGCTGTACTGACCAATGCCTTCCGTGTTGCCAATAAGTAACGTACCGTCGTCCTTTCTACCGTAAGCTGTAAAGCCTGTACCGGGCCAGCGTGTTACACGGTAGGCTCCGTTTTCTAGTGTTCCTCGAACGTCGAAGCAGAAGGTTGTGTCTTGAGCCGTGAAAGTCAACAAGTAAAAACCTTCTTCTGGGCTGTACACTGAACGAAAGAACTCTGTTTCATTCTGCAGCAAACTAATAATGTCTTTTGAAATAGTGCTTGACAAACTAGTAATAGGCATAGACTTTTCTTGTATTGTCCTACCAAAACTCTTAAGTCCAGTATGTGACAGGAACAACACGTCCGTACCTGTGTACTGCACAGTGTCGCGATCAACACAACCTACTCCTGCTACCGTGTCTGACAACGCCATAGTTGCTGGAGCTTCGGCACCACTGTAAACAACTATGCTGTGTTTACCAAAGATAATCAACAGGCCGTTGTGTGCTGCTAATGCTACAATCTCGTCGTACCCGTCAGGCCAAACTTTAGATATGTCAATAGACCCGCTAGTACCACCAGACCAGTCATGTCCAATCAACAAGTCAGACCAGTACACTGTGGACTTGTCGTTGTTAACATCTGCTGTCCAGAGCCGTCCATAAGCCGCTAGAACCTCATTACCGTACATAGCACTGGTAACACCAGCGGCACCAGAAACGCTACTCAACTTGACTACAGAGCCTCCTGTAGCGTCATAGACCAATGGTTCGTTACTGCGTTGAAAGAAATAAATCTTGTCATTAAAGTTAACCATCTTCCAGTTGTCAGAAGTAATCGTAACTGACGCAGGTGTTTCATCAACAAGTGTTGTAGTACCACTAAGGATCTTGTTGTTACCAACAGAAAATACTGTAGTGTTGCCTGCGTTGTCTTCAAACTCTTTGATTGCTCTAATCTTTGCAGAACCTAGTTCAGTCTTGTCTGTTGTAATGACACTGTAACCTTTGCGTGACGCAATACGACCACGCTTGTCAATCACTGCGTTGTCAGCAATGTCAGCAAACGAAGGGTCTTGAGCCAGTGGGGAATCTTCTGTATTGATTCCTTTGAAAGCTGGTGCAACAAGATTAATGCTTTGTAGTTGTTGAGCCATAGCTACCTCACGGCGTATAGAAGATTACTTCTTCTGGGTGCTTTTGAGCGTCTAGTGCAATAGCGTCAGACAGGTACTTATCAGCAATAGCAAAGTATTCAGGAGCAGAAGTGCCTCCGGTTTCTCCACGTTCACGGGCCAACAGAGCAATAGCCAAATGAATTACAGGCATTGCAGGGATGTCCATTGTGTCGTCATCAGCAGACAAGTCAGCAGCACGTTTGACACAGTTAAAACGAATGGTGTACGCTTTGTCAGGTGTTGGGTAAATGTCGATTTGCGTATCACCACTGCTGTCAACACCGTTGTACGTGTAGTACGTAGGT